ACCTGTCGCGGAACAGAAAATCGGTGCTGATTTTCACGACCAGCGTCGAACATTGCAGGCATGTGGCGGAAAAGATTGCCGCCCTGTCGGGAATGGAATGCGCCGTTGTGACCGGCGAAACATCCTCCGGCGAACGGGCGGAAATCATTGACCGGTTCAAGGGCAAAGAGGTTGTCGCAGACCTGTTCGGAGCAAAAAAATCTCCTCTCAAGTTCCTTTGCAACGTGAACGTTTTGACCACGGGATTCGACGCGCCGAACACCGACTGCATCGCGCTTCTGCGACCGACCAACAGTGCCGGACTGCTGATTCAGATGGTTGGACGCGGAACGAGGCTCTCGCCGGAAACAGGGAAAGAAAATTGTCTTGTGCTGGACTACGGCGAAAACATCAAGCGGTTCGGGCCGGTGGACATGATTCGCGTGACGGACAAAACGCCGGGAGCGGGAGATGCTCCGACCAAGGTCTGCCCGGAATGCCGTTCCATCATTCACGCGGCGTATCAGAAATGCCCGGACTGCGGATACGTCTTTCCGCCTCCGCAGAAAAGCAATCTGACCGAACACGCGGCACGGGACGGCATCATTTCCGGCGAAACGACAACCGAGGATTTTGAGGTGAAGGACGTGTATTACGCCGTTCACGAGAAACGGTACGCCGATCCAGATACACCTCGGACGATGCGGATTGATTATGACATCGGTTTTAATCAGTTCAAATCCGAATGGGTGTGTCCCGAACATACCGGTTACGCCCGGAAGAAGTTTGAGAAGTGGTGGAAAACACGAGCCGCCTATGGCTGTCCCGTTCCAGCCACGGCACGGGAGGCTGTCGCTCTGGCGAACGAAGGTCTGCTGGCAAAACCGCTGACCATTACGGTGAAGAACGTTGCCGGAGAGAAGTTTGAACGGATTTCGAACTGCGTCCTTGGTGACCGTCCGATTATGCGCGAACCCGGCGATGACAGCAATGAAATTGCCGACTGGCCGTCCAACGGTCCGCAGGACTTGGGCGTAAGCGATTTTGACGATGAGATTCCGTTCTGAACGTTGAGATGGTACGTACGCTGTCCGCATATTCCGCAAATATCTGCGAAAGTGTGAGATAGCGTGGACCATATCCACATATTCCGCAAATATCTGCGAAAGTGTGAGATAGCATGGACCATATCCGCATATTTTGCAAATATCTGCGAAAGCGTGAGATAGCGTGGACCATATCCACATATTCCGCAAATATCTGCGAAAGTGTGAGATAGCATGGACCATATCCGCATATTTTTCAGAAAAAAACGCAAGGAAAAATCAAGTGACAAAACTCTTCCCAATCATTTTGATTGGTCTCGACATCGGAGCGACGGTCGTCTACCTCTGCTTCGGCGACTGGAAGCACGGCATCTACTGGTTTGCGGCAGCGACGCTGACCGCGACCGTAACATTCTAACAAAGGATACAACAATGAAATCCAAGAGCATCGAATGGGAGATTTCGGAACAGAGTTTCTCGCAGGATTTGATCAGCAAAGACCATCGCTGGCATATCAGCAAAAAGCAAACTGGTCATAACGAGCCGGAATTTTTTATGAGCAATTTCGACCTGTTGCTGACACCGCACGGAACTGGCACGGACTATCGTGAGTGCTTTGAAACCTTCATTGCCGACTGCGACACGTTCGTTGAACAAGTCAAGAAAATCAAAGCGGAAGCGGAACGGCATCTGGCGGATTTGATCGCAACGGCTGAAACGCTGGAGTGCAAGGAAAAATGAAGGTCGCGCTGGTCGATGTCGACGGGCATGGCTTTCCGAATCTGGCGCTCATGAAATTGTCGGCGTGGCACAAGGCGAATGGCGATTCCGTCGAATGGTATTCGCCTTTGTTCAGCCGTCCCGACCGGCTTTATGCGTCCAAGGTTTTTACCTTCACGCCTGACTACCGGGATTTCGCACCATGTGCGCCGCCTCCGGTTCGCGGTGGGACGGGTTATGACGCGACGGTAAAACTGCCGGACGAGGCTGAGCGGACGCTGCCCGATTACAACCTCTATCCAGAATTCACTCCGGCTTTGGGATTTCTTTCGCGCGGCTGTATCCGTTCCTGTCCATGGTGCGTGGTTCCGCGGAAGGAAGGAAAAATCCGGGTGGTTGATGATTTGGAACGCATCTCCGCCGGTCGTCGGGAAGTTGTGCTGCTGGATAACAATTTTTTGGCAACGCCGCCGGAATTTGTAACCGAACAGCTGGCAAAAGCGAAAACATTGAAACTGAAAATTGATTTCAATCAAGCGCTGGATGCCCGGCTTGTGAATGAGCGGAATGCGAAAGAGCTGGCTGAAACCAAGTGGATTCATTACATCCGGTTTTCGTGCGATACTGGTGCAATGCTCTCCCATGTGGCTGATGCAGTCCGGCTGGTGCGTTCGTTCGGTTATCGTGGTGAATTTTTCATCTATGTGCTGGCGAAGGAGGTAGAGGAAGCCTACGACCGAATCCGCAGACTGACCGCAATCGACAAGAAAATCGTGCCGTTCTGCCAGCCGTTCCGCGATTTCACTTTCGGCGGAGCGCCTCCAGTCGAACTGCGGAGGCTTGCCCGCTGGTGCAATATCCAGAGCATCCGAAAAACCATTCCGTTTGAAGAGTATAAAACAGGTTTTCACAAATGAGGATTCAAGCAAAATGAAGATTGAAAAAGTTATCACTTCGGTGTTCGCCGAGGTCGAACGTGCCGAAATTATTCACCCGGCGTGGCCGCGAGACCTGGTCAAGGCCGCCGCTCTCTGTGCCGAGGAATGCGGCGAACTCGTCCGTGCCTGCAACAACTACGACGAAAGCCGCTGCTCGAAGAAGCCGATGGTGACCGAGACGATTCACGCAGCCGCGACAGCAATCCGTTTTCTCAAAAACATCAACGAAGAGGAAAAATCCAATGAGTAACGTTCCCGCAAATCTCGCCTATGGCAGGCGAACCATCCGCACCGTCATTATGAACGGCGTCCCGAAATTTTCCGCAACCGACATCTGCAACATTCTCGGTTACGTCAATCCGAACAAGACACTCGGCAGATTCTGCAATTCCTCGCCGGAATACGTCCGCATGGACACTCCCGGCGGTCCGCAAAATTTCCGAATGATCGGCGTCGATGACCTCCGTTCCATCCTTCGCCGCAGTCGGCGCAAGAGCGTTCCGAGACTTCGTAACTGGCTTGAGAACGAACTGCTCCCTGCGGTTTCCCTGCCGGACGTGCTGGTCGTTTGCACGGGATGTGGAGCGGCACGGAAATGATTGAAAAAGAAGAAATCATCCGTGCGCAGAAGCTGTGGTTTCTGCCGGGCGATGTCTTCGAAATCCGAATTCTGAAAGCCGTGACCGGCGGTTATCTGAAACCGCATACGGAATCGGGATATTTCGATTACGAGCATATCCAGTCCGTAGCCGACGCCATCGGGAAAGTCCGGGCATATGCCGGAGCGTATGTCACCATCAATCCGGTTTCATCCGATCTATTGGCACGAGCGTATAACTGCCTGTGTCCGGCGGAATCGGAATCGACCACCGCCGATTCGGACATTGTTCGCAGACGCTGGCTGCTCATCGACTGCGACGCCGTGCGGAAAGCAAAGATTTCCAGCACCGACGCGGAACACGATGCCGCCTTGGCCAAAGCCCGTGAGATTAGAGACGGGCTCACGTCTCTTGGCTGGCCGATGCCAGTTCTGCTGGATTCCGGCAACGGAGCGCAGATGACCTACAGAATTGACCTTCCGGCGGATGACGGCGGACTCGTTCAGCGCGTCATCACGGAAATCGCAAAGGCATCGTCCGATGCGATCAAGGTGGATTTGACGGTCTATAATCCGGCGCGCATCTGGCGTATTCCCGGCACAATGAACTGCAAGGGTGACGCGAATGGCGCGAAGGTCGGACGGCCGCACCGCATGGCGCATATCCTTGAAGTCCCGGACACCATCACCTCCGTGACCGAAGCACAACTGCGTTCGGTTGCGGGTGAAACGTCCGCTCCTGTCATGCCGCCGGAAGCGGAATCCGGTTATGCGGAATCGGACGGATTCGATGCGGACGAATGGATTGCGAAGTTCGCTCCCGATGCCGGTCAGCCTGTTCCGTATAAGGACGGACGAAAGTGGATTTTCAAGGTCTGCCCGTTCAATCCTGCGCATGACAACAGTTCCGCCGGGATATTTCAGTCCGCTGACGGGAAAATCGGATTTCACTGTCATCATGACGGATGTCGCGGCAACGACTGGAAGAAGTTCCGCGTTCTGCGCGAGCCGGGCTGTTACGACCGACCGCAGGAGGATAATCTCCCGGCGGTGGACGTGACCGGCATTCTGAACCAGTCGGAAAAGGAGACAGGCTCAAACGCCCTGATTATCCCGCGAACAGAAATCGCCGTGGCAGACAGCATTCCGTTCCCGCCGGATTTGTTTGATGTTCCCGGCTTTATCGGAGACGTGATGAAATTCTCCTTAAAGTATGCGCCATTTCCGAATCGGCCGCTGGCCTTTGCCGGTGCGATTGCATTACAGGCTCATCTCGCCGCGCGGAAGGTACAGACGCCAACAGGCTTGAGGACGAATCCTTATATCATCGCACTGGCTAAATCTGGCGTGGGTAAGGATTTTCCTCGTTCTGTCAATCAACGGATTCTGGAATCGGTCGGCAAAGAGGATGAAATCATTGAAACCGTATCAAGCGGTCAAGGCTTGGAGGATGAAATGCTCGTTCGCCCAGCCGCGCTTTGGCAGTCGGACGAATTCTATTCCGTTTTACAGGAAGTGGTGCAGGACACCACTGGTCAGAAACAGACGCTTATGAAGTATCTGCTGACTCTGTTCACCAGCGCGAATAAGAACGTCATGACGCGGGTGAAGGCCGGATGCTCGAAAGCAAAAATTCCGTGTCCGAACCTGACTCTCTATGCGACCACAACACCATCGGGATTCTTTGATACCCTGTCGCCGCGTTTTTTGAATGACGGCATGTATGCGCGTCTTGATATAATCATCGGCGAATCCCGATGTGACGGGCAGACGAAAATTCTGTCCGATCTTCCGACGGGCATTGTGGAAAAAGCAACGGCATGGGCGAACTTCAAACCTCGCGGAAGCGGAAACATGGACATCGCGGCGATGACCGTTCCATATGCGCCGGACGCTGTGACGCTCGTAGAACAACTGCGCAGGGATGAAACGGCGATGTACCGGAAATCGGAACGGGAAGACGATATCGACTGGAAGCTGTCCGTGTGGAGTCGCGCCTGCGAAAACGCACTGCGGTATGCGCTGGTTTATTCCTGTTCGATAGCCGATAAGCCGGAAAACGCCGTTATCACCGCAGATGTGGTACGCTGGGCGCAACGGTTCATGTGGTGGGAAATAGAGAACAAAATCTACATGACCAACCGCCACTACTACAAGACGGAATTTGAGCGCTGTTCCGAATCCGTGCTGGAAATCATGGCAAAATGGCATCGAAGCAAGGGCATCGGCAATCCCATGCCGGGCTGGCTGTTCAATCGCAGGACAAAACATCTTTCTCCGAAGATTCTCTCAGCCGTCCAGCAGAGCCTTGTCATGCAGGAACGTCTGTCCGTCGAAAGCAAGGCGAATGGCATCGTCTATTCGCTCATGCCGGAAAAGTCAAAATAGTCAAAATGAAAAATCAGGGTAGCCTGAAAAAGTCAATTTGACGCCATTTTGACGCGAAAAAAATCAAAGTAAACAAGGGTGAAAAGGAAAAGTTTGAGGTTAAAAATATAAAAAAATCTCTCTCTTTTCTTATTTTGACTATTTTGACTACCCCATCGCGTGATTTTTTCTTCCCGTTCGTGGCTTGACCTCAAACCGGTATTTTCCCACGTGCGCTCATACGACCTCCCGTCAAAATAGTCAAAGTGATCAATTTACCTCAAAACGGCTGCATTTACAGAGGAGGATTTATGCAGTGGAAAACCATACCCGGCTTGACGCTCTATGAAGCATCCGACACCGGACTCATCCGGAGCAAGGCACGTTCCGTTCGGGCGCATCTGGGCGTGAAGTCATACCGCAAGGTCATGCCCGGCAGGATATTGGAACCGCGTCGGCGCATCACGGACGGCAAAGAACACTACATCGACGTGAAAATCGGCGGTGTGAATTACTATGTCCATCGCCTCATCGCAATGGCGTGGCATTCCGATTCATGGTTTGAGGGTGCGGAAGTCAATCATATCAATGGCGATAAGTATGACAACCGCGCCGTCAATCTGGAATGGGTGACGCGCAGTCAGAACCTGCTACACTCATACCGAGTCCTCGGCAGGAACGCAAAGAAAAGTGTAAAGATTTCTTGACATCACAAAAGAAATTTGCAGTAGTGTAAAGATTTCTTGACACCGCAAACGCCCAGAGAGCCACTGTTGACGCACGATGACGCACAGGGAGTGAGAGTCTTGCCGTTCACTTTATGACGCGACAGGATGCGTGGAAACGCCCGTTCTGGGCGTGGGGGCAGGAACGGCACAAGAGCCATTCCCGAAAATCCTCGAAAATAGCACGCCCAGCGAAAACCGGCCCTCGAAAATAGAAAATCGAGCGGTTCCCCCGAACGGAAATGGCGTTTGAGGGCGGCGGAAGGACTCGATAACCTAAATAAAGTTGGTTGCGGAACGATAGACCGCTCCGCAACCTCATTTTTAACTCAGAATCAGGAGATTTTATGGAAATCAAGAACATGAAAATCGCGGACATCCAACGAGCGTTTCAAGCGCAACGGCTATGCCGCTGCAAAGGCGCAGTTCGGCTGGTACAATCCGAGACGCTACATCGTCATGAACCAGGCGCGCCGTTTCGGCAACGTCTGCCAGCTGTTCGGCTGGAAGGCATGGTATTCGCCCTGCGAATGCGCCGTCTGTCAGAAAAAGAAGAAAGAAGGTATGAATTGAAGAATCTGTTTTTCGTCGTGGCGGCCGTTTGCGCCGTCTGTCTCCTCGCGGGTTGTGGGCACAACGTCATTCAGTATGGCGACGGCGTCGGCTTCGACGCCAGCCTCAATCCCGAAAATTACACGCTCGGTTTCAACCTGCGTTACGGTAAGATTCTTTCCGCCGTCACGCGGGACAACGTTGAAATCGAGATGACCGGCAAAGCCGATGCGGACGGCGCGACCGACACGGAGAAATCCGGCAACGCCGCAGTCTCCACCGACGGGACGCTCAAGGTCAAAATCGGTCGGCAGATCAACGGCGCCGCCGTCGATCTCGTGAAGGCCGGTGCGGATGCCGGAAAGGTCGTGGATGCCCTGTCCAAGACCGATTCCGAACCCGTTCCCGCGACCAAATAACCGTAAGCCCGGCGACTGCGCTTTATGCCTCTCGTCGGGCTTTTTTATCTTTCTTTCTTCGATATATCTTCGATAACATATTGGCTATTAACGCATTGGAACGCTTAATTAAGCACCGTAGACAGAAGCATAACGCAACCAAATAAATCTCCAGGAGATACGAAAATGACCGAAACAAGAAAAAAGAAAATCGTCGGACTGGTCTGGAACCTCATCCAAACGGCGAAAGACAGCGGCAACACCGAGGGGCTCAAGAACGGCATCGCTGGAACCGGCTGGTTCAACGCCGGAGTCAACCCGGACGAGGTCATCCTCAAGGACGAAATCGAAATCGAGGAAGTCATGAACGAGTTGCTCGGAATGCTGGGCCTCGCGGAATACCAAGAGCACAACTACACGCCAGACCCGAACAGCTCGGACGCCGAATAAAAACCACCAGCCGAGGGCGAAAGCCCTCGGTGCAACCGAAAGGATAGAATCATGCGTGGAATCAAAATCAACCCGACCGAGCGCACCATCGAAGAGGTGGACGTGCCGAATCCCAACAAATCCCTGCAAGGGCTGTACGACCTCATCGGATGCGACCTCGTCCAGCTGGTCGAACTCGACCGAGGCATTATCATGGCTTGCGACGAAGAGGCAAAATGCAAGCCGGTCACCGGCGCGTTCACCTTCTACGGCACAGACCTCGTCATAGCCGGAAACGCCGTCATCCTCGGTGGCGATGTCAACCGGTTCGCTAAACTACACGAGGATATCGCCAATCTTGAAAAAATCATCGAGTGGGCCGAACCGGCGGACGTGCCGGAGCCAAAATTCACCTTCATCCCGCTCACCAACGAAAGAAATTGAAAAATGCCAGACCGATTCTTCACCACCAAATTTTGCGACAGATGCCACGCTTCGCTCGATGGAAAATCACGGCAGATGAGCCGCTTCAACACCGACTGCCTCTGTCCCAAATGCACGGCAGAGGAACGCCAGCATCCCGACTACCGCAAGGCGGCGGATGCCGAAATGGAAGCCGTCAGGCATGGCGACTACAATTTCCCAGGCGTCGGCTGGCCGGGCAAGAACGGGAGACTCAAATGAGCAAAATCAGAATATGCAGACGATGCCGCAAGGCGGTCATCACCACGCGAACGCCGGATTACTTCTGCGCCTGTCCGGAGCATGACGAAGACCTCTACGAATTTGAAACGGAACTGGCGGAAACAGAGGATTTGCCGACACCATACACCAACGTTACCGTCCGGCTTGTCAATACCGACGGAAATGCGTTCGCCTTGCTGGGCAGAGTCCGGCAGACGTTGCGGTGCGCCGGATACGACACAGCCTTCATCGAAGGCTTCACGGCGGAAGCAATGGCCGGAAATTACGATGAGTTGCTGGCGACCATAATGCGGTATGTGAATGTAGAATAACCGGAAAATCTTCTGAAAACGACTTGACAGCGATGGACTTCCACGCTGTCATTTCTTTTGTCGATATATCTTCGGTTTATGTTCGATAACTCATTGGCTATTAACATATTTAACGCTTAATTAAGGGTAGCGCAACGAAATAGAAACCTAACCGAAAGGCAAGAAAATGAACAGCACGGAAAAGCAAATCGAGAGCCTCAAGCATAAAATCGCGACCTACAAGGAAGTCGCAGCCAGCGACGCCGACCTCATCAAGGAACTGCTCGCCAGCGCGCGACCGGATGACCTCCAGTTCGCGGCGGAAAAAGCCGAGAGCATCGCCCGTCACATCGCCAGAATCCCTGCGATGGAAGCTGAAATCGAAGCCCTGCAAGCCAACCTCAAATAAGGATAAACAGCCATGGAAATCAAAATCACCACCCACGACATCAAGAAGGCCATGAACGTCTGGACGCTGGCGACCGCCACGGTCGACGGCAAAACCTACCGAATCCAAATGGTGCGGTTCGACGAGCCGAGCATATACGGAATCCGGCAGGGACGCATCAGCAAGCTCTACGTCGCAGATGCCGACCACAACGCAGTCATCAACTATGACCGCGGCTGGGACATCCGGCCGAAGACCGCCGAAACGAAAGCCCTGCTCGCCGCCATAGTGAAACAGTTCAACTGAAAGGATACATACCATGCAGACCGAAATCCAAAACCTCATCGACCACCCGGAACTCATCCGGGAAGCCCTCAACACCGACCAGCTGGACCGCCTGATTCGCAACGCCACCGCGGTATGGGGGCAGACAATCAAAATGCAGTACAGCGTCTTCACCAACCGCTTCGGCGAAGGAAGATTCAACGTCGAGTGCGAACAAGACCTCGTCGGTGCATCCGGCATCTTTGCCAAGGTGCTGACCAAGTGCAAAATCGACACCTTCAGCTCCTGCATCACCTATACGCCGGAGACCGGCTACCGCGTCTGGTTCACGCTCCACTTGAGCTACCAGCATTTCGGCGGTGGCTCGAGCGGAATGAACATCGCCAGCTTCTGGTTCGAAAACGGCGAATGGACGATGAACGATTACAAAGACGAAAACGAAAAAGAGGAGAACTGACCATGGGAACACCCTGCGCGATTGGATTAAAACAGGCGGACGGCAGCGTCCGCGCCATCCGGTGCAACTACGATGGCTACGTCGCCGGTGCGGGCGTAATTCTTGCCGGATGGTACACCGAACCTGCGAAAATCGAAGCGTTGCTTGACTTCGGCGATCTGTCACAGCTGACCGAGGAACTACCCGCCTGCGTCGCCTACCACCGCGACCGGCACGAGCCGATGCGTCCGGAACGGCGGTTCGCCAGCGTCGATGATTATCAGCACCTCGCCGAGGCAGAAATGTCCGCCGACTACCTGTATGTCTACGATGACGGCAAGTGGCTGGTATATGGGCTGTATAATGTATCGGAGTGGATACAGGTCGAGGTCAAGAAAGATTCGGAAAAACAATAGAACGTAGTCCAGAGCCGAATGGTATTCATAAATAGTCTTTTTTGTAACATGAGAACGGGTATTTTAGCAATAAATCGTGATTTGCGGCAAAAATCGGTTGATTTTTTTGGGGACCGTGATATATTGTAACGTGATATACTATCCCATAACTTTGCCGAGGTACGAAATGGATAACGAAAATTGCTGGTGGACAGTTGACGATGTGAGCCGCTATCTACAGGTAAGTAATGATACGATTTATCGCTGGATTGGAAAAAAACAGATGCCTGCAAAACGCATCGGCAAAAAATGGCTCTTTAAAAAAGAAGAGATTGATGCATGGATTGATGCTACAGATGCGAAGGAAGGCAAATAATGCTCGGATTACAGCTCAGAAAAGAGTTTCAGGGCGCGAATATGCCTGGTACGACGATTGCGCTTCATAGAAGTAATTCTCAAGGTGCAACGGATAAAGCCCCCCAAGAATTCCTCAAAATAACCTATCCCACAGCTGATTTGCTCAAGGCCTTGCGTTCTCTTCGTGAGGGACGAGATGGCGGACCTGTTGTTCTTATCGGCGGACGCGGCAAAGGGAAATCGCATTTGATGGCTGTTCTGCATCATGCCATTAACAGTCCGGCTATTACGGAGAAATGGTTGGGAAATTGGGCCGATACACTGCATGATCCGTCTTTACACGATTTGAAAATAAGCAAAGGGTATCAAGCAATCTCCGAAACAATCAGCGATAATGAATACAACACCCTTTGGGATTTACTTTTTGATCGTCATAAAAAAGGTGAATTTTACAAAGGACAGTTTGTTGCATCGAATCAACATATTCCGGCGCGTAGTCTCATGGAACAAATGTTTGCTGAGCAACCGACCTGTCTTATTTTGGACGAATTTCAAACGTGGTATGATGCATTACCGGAATTGTATAACGGGCTAAAAGCAAAAGAATGTGCATTCAGTTTTATTCAGATGTTATCTGAAATTTCCAAAGAGCGCCCGGAAATTCTGATGTTTATTGTTTCTGTCCGAAATAATAATTCGGATGCATTTATGCAACTCCATCGTCAGGAACCTATGTTAATAGATTTCTTGGGAGAAACGGCCAAACAGGATCGTCAAAAACTTATTCTTCATCGCTTATTTGAGAATCGCCTGAATATTTCTAATGCTGACATTTCTTCATTGACCGCTACATACGCCAAAGAACGTTTCCGGTTGCTTTACAGCCAAAAGGGGACGGCAAATGCGCAAAAAATTGCGGATGAGGTCTCTGCATGCTGGCCTTATTCTCCGGAGCTGTTAAATCTCCTGGAAGATCAAATTCTGATGACAACGGCAGCCCAAGAAACGCGAGACATGATTCGTATTTTGGCTCGTGTTTTCAAATCTCAGGGAGAAAATACGCCGATCATCACTTCTGCAAATTTCGCAGTGGAAGGAGATTCTACCGAGGTCCAAATGCTTGTCGATTCGATTGCACAGGAATCTGGACAGGAAAAATTGCGAGAGATTGCCCAACGTAACTTGTCTGCTATTAAGGATTCAGGCGTGCCAATTCCCAAGTGTAGTGAAATGATTTCTGCCATTTGGATGCATTCCATGGCTCCCGGACGCAAAACCGGAGTAAAACCTCCCGAATTGCAACTTGCTTTGTCTGCCTCGCAGGTAATAGATGATAATGATTTCAATCTCCAATTGGGACAACTGGTTGAGAATAGTATAAATATCCACAGTGATGTGAACAACCAGAGGTTTTGGTTTGAACAAAGCAAAAACACCAAAACAGAGGTGCGCGTCACTGCTAAGAATGATAATTTATGGGAACCATCTGCTGATCCCAATAATCGAATTAATCATCCCGGCAAAGATATCGAATGGTTGATGCGAACCATTCGGCGTTGCTTTGTCAGCGAAACGAATCAGTCACCCGCAGATGTGATTATCCTTGGCCCACATTGGAATACATCTCCATGGGAAGACGTGGAGGAACGCGAACAGCCCAAAAATTGGGCAAAACTTGTTTTATTGATTATTCCGGCGGCCTTTATCGGTAATGCAAAAGTAAATTCGACCTTAGGAAAATGGTTGGCAACCCAAGTCAAAAATCGTAGGAATACAGTTCGTTTTCTGATACAGGAAGCGGATAAGGGAATCTTTGAGGACAGGGAATTGCTGTTTCAGGCGCGCTGTAGTTATCTGTGTTCCAATGAAGCATGGGGAACTGCGCAGGAATATCGTGCTCTGCGACAGGATTTTGATAAACCTCTGGAACAGGAAATCAAGGGAAGATTCAACCGTTTTGCGGTTCTTCGCAAATGGAATTTTCAGCATCCAGAACAATGCGAATTTGAAATTGAGCGTCTGGAAAAAACAGGAATAGAGGCTGCGGTCAATATTGAAGAGGCCATTCGCACCAATATTTTTGACCTGACTGACTTCCAGAAGAGAATCCTCGATGCGGCCCAAGAAGGAGCCAATATTGGTGATTGCCTTGATAACCTTATAGATGTAGCACCCGGCGAAGTGCTTGCATATATTGGCGAATTGCCAACGCTTGAGATTATTCAGGATATGGCTGCAAAGGGTCAAATAGCGTTAAACTTGGATGGAACTTGGTATGCGAAGAAAGCTGGTCAGGATTTTGAATCCGCCCGGCAATACATTCGCAGTAAAACTACACGCTCCGGCAGTGAATTGCGCAAAATTTTACTGGGAACTCCGGCTGCTGCTGGTGGCGGATCTGTTGTAACGACACCACCGCCAGCGCCATCAATGCCAACTGTACCAGCCGTAACACCAACATCCCCTGGCGCACCCCATTCAGATTCGGGTTCACCCAACAATGGCAATGGGACTCCGGTTATTCCTCCCGTTCCACCCGTGCCGCCAATGCCGGAAATTCCAACGGAACAGACGCGTCATGCCGCTCCGACGAATGGCGTTACCCTCAACGGTAATTTTGAATCCTGGGGGCTGGCAGGAAACAAGAAATTAAAGTCGGCAACATTGCGGATTGACGGGATTACGGTGCAGGCTCTCAAGAGTTTTATTATGCGTTTACCATCAGCAAATAAAGCATCGTTGGATGTGACCTTTGACCAGGAGGATAACTGATGGAAAAACAACAATGGCTTGATTTACTCTTTCAGGATGCTTCGGCAAAAGAGGTTTGGAGTTCAATCGCCAAGAAACTTTCAGTGATTGCGCTTGCCGAAGACAATCCGGTGCAACTGCATAAGGAAGTTGTCTTTCCTGATCGCGTTCTATGCGAAGCCGCGTTTCCCTTGTGGAATTCCTTTTTGACCGAAGCGCCTCGCACCAGTAACCGTCTGATTCAAACGTGCAGTCAAAATCAGGCCGTTTTGATTCTGGATGCCTTGTCTATTCGTGAGATTGCGCTTTTGGTGAATGAGGCAAAAAAGCGCGGCATTTCCGCCACCGCGGAAGTAACTTTTTCTGAAGCACCATCGGATACCACTACTTTTGCTCAGGCATTGGGCGTGCCATCGCGTGCCAATTTGAAGGATAACGGGAAAAGCGCTAATTTCAAATTGTTTGGAGGAAACTGCTATACAGATGTGCTGAATATTCCGTTTGCCGATGCTCCGGTTCCTTCAAATCCGAATTTAGTCATCTGGCATTCTTATTTGGATGACCAGATTCATCTGGGCCGCAGCGGTGCGGAACTTGCCAATCTGGTTCGCAAGGAATTCTCCGGCGACGGTTTCTGGTCGTTTGTGAACAAACTTCGTCAGGGACGGAAACTTGTCATCACCTCCGATCACGGATATGGCGTGGCGGAACAATTCTCGTCGGAAATTTGCGCCAAAGAAGCCTCCGATATTTTGAAACATGAATTCAAGGCGCAGCGTTATGCCCGAATACCGCTTCCGCAACAGAAATTCATGCCGCCGGTATTTGTTGCGAACGAGGAATACTGCATGGTAACCGGCCAACGGAAATGGAAAGCTCCGGGCGGTTTTCCAAAGGTCTGTCACGGCGGGTTGAGCCTGTTGGAAGTCGCCTCGCCCTGGATTGAACTAAACGCATTAACTTGA